TGTACATCTAAGTAGGTATCGCCTACATAAAGTGATAAAACATAACTCATAATCTATTCCTTTCTTTTTCACTCCCCAATGGAGTAGCACCAGTATATTAAGTTACCTTAACAATATCAACACATTTATCTAGGGATATACCCTTAGATTTGTAAAAAAACAACAGGTGGGGTGGGTCAGCAGTCCCGTGAAGGAGTATAGATTGTGTCTAACCCTGCCGCCCGTTCCCATTATATGCCGTTCTTAATCTGATAAACCCGTAATAGGTGTTGAAAGCACTCCCAGCCATTTTGTAGCTTTTGTTCTTCAACTTCTATTAACTTGACTTGATTAGTCGTGCCGTTGACAAACACAATAGCGCATCTAGCATTAGGAACGCCAAGGCCTTCACGGTAAGCCGCCAATTGCATCTCATGCTCAAAATAAACATCAACTTTATCAAGGTCAGTATCTTTAGTCTTAAAATCGACTACAAAGCCTGTTTTAGCCATTAAGTCGCATTTGCCACCAAACCCTAGCGGATGCCCAAACGACTTCTCAGGCAGCCACAGTTGCTCTCCAAACGCACTTTTAAGCGCACTATCAATCGCATCTAAGTACGGTGGCTTTTCAGGCATATACACTTGGTCGAAATACGCTTCAATTACCGCATGGATAGCCGTACCTCGTTCCGCAGCATCACGACCAGTAGCTTTGCTATCCTGCATTACACGGGATAACCAGTCGGCTTCAGGTTCATCAGGCAATCTAGGCAGCGTTAAAGCGGCTAAGAGGACTTGTTGCTGTTTCCATGTATCAAGCCCTGCTTTCGATAGCATTCCGTTAATTGTTGTAACACTTGGCAGAAGTCCGAGTTTCCGTGCGTCACGAAGCGTTGTGGCTCTTTCCCCAGTTTTGCCGATGGTTGTATAGGCTGGAGTGCCGTCTTTGGTGTACCAATGACCATTTTCTTGTGCCTTTTCTTTTATAAACATAATCAGAAAGGAATATCGTTAAGGTTGTCATCTTCAATCTTTGGTGCAGCAGCTTCACGCTGTTTCTGACCACGCCATTCTGATGATTCGGTAATCTTTTCTTTGTAATACTTTGGCAGCGCATCGTACTTAGACTGATCAAACTCAGCTAACCAAAAATGATTGGTAGGGTTGATGCCTTCAGGCTGGGCGTTACGCAGGGCAGACGGTACAGGGCTAATGCCGCTAATGTTGGCGTATTTGCCATCTTCACTGTGCGTAATGTTGACCATGCAGAACTTACCAAGCAGGTTTTTTAGGTCAAAGTTCTTGCGATCTTCCGCAGTCATCTTTTTATTGCTCCATGACTCTAAATCTTGCCGTAAACGGGCTTGATCGCCTAAACTAACGGTATATCGTTTGGACACGATTAAAGGCTTTCCCTCGTCTGTTTTTAGCGGAAGCCCTGCATCATCGTCACCGTGCAGTTCCCAAGTAAACACAACCTTGTGCATAATCTTGGTTTCGCCAGCCCATTCGGTAGCTTGATGGCCCAAGTCAATAATGCTATATAGCCGTGCCATATGTAAGCCAGCAGGGGCAATTTTAAAATCTTTTTGCGTATCAGTAATAATCATTTGTTTGCTCCAAAAATTTGACCAAAGTCGTTCACAATGTCACGAATGACGGGGTTTACATGGTTATTGCGTTTAGGTGCGACATATCCGCAGCAATGGCGTAATAGGTCAACTTGACGCTCGGTAAGAAGTACACCATCTTCCAAGTCTTTAAATACTTCGTCTAACTCAAATTCGATTTGAACTTGGTCTGCTAACTGCTGGTCGTAATCACTCATTTTTAGTCTTTCTCACCCTATTGGGTAGTTAACACGGCACATACCGTACATCAATATTAAGATACCTTAAACCACAAGTCAACAAGTATTTGCAAAAAAGATACACATAAGTTAAGATACCTTACATGAACGCAACTGCAATAATTAAACTGTTAGGTGGATGTACCCGTGTAGCCAAGCTGGTTGGGGTTAGCGTACCAGCCGTGTCTATGTGGCAGAACGGGGAAATACCGCACGATAAATTGATTTTTTTGGCAGCAACTTTAGAAAAAGAATCGCATGGCTTAATTAGCCGTAAGTCGCTTTTTCCCAACACTTATAGGTTAATTTGGCCTGAGTTGGAATAATTTGGTACACTAGCAGTAAGCGGAGTGAAGTCTGCGGATAACTAGGTTGGTGACCAAGACCCTTTTGGGTTGTTCTGAGTGTTTACCAATTGACTACCGACCCAATTGTTAAGCAACTTCACCTTAGAACAACCTAAAGGGGTTTTTCTATTTCCGCTTGGTCTTGATTGGTCGGCTAAAAACAACAGCTTTCAAGATACAAGTGCTACTGTGGGATAGTTGATGTAACAGCACAAATATAGGTGGCGAAGCTAGTGCCTATTCAACGAACGACTGGCGGGTTCTGTGGCTCCGAAAGGCAAACAGTTGAAGGCGAATCTAGGAAGGCTAGGTTCGTTCACCAAAAGGCAAGAAATTACATATATAGACTTAAATACAACACTAGGGTTTATCCTTAATAAATACTTGTTGCATTAGTTAAGTTAACTTAATAAACTGGTGTTACTCAATAACGAGTGAGAAAGAAAAGGACAGCAAAATGACATACATTAGCAACCAAATTATTCAACAAGCTGTAAATTTAATTATTAATACACGGGATTTTTGCGGTGATGAAAAACAAGCCGTAAAAGAATTTTGTATTGAAGAGAACATTAGCGATTGGAAAAAAGTATGGGGCATTGCTAATTTCAGGGCTAATGCTGCTTGGAATCAATACAAAAAAGACGCTGGCGTAAACCCTAAATATTGTTTTTAACAAGGCTTAACAAACTAAACCCCAGCCCCTACGGGGGCTACCTTTAAAGGTGAGATAGACATGAAAGATTTAATCGGTGCTTGCATACTCGGTGCAATTCTTGGCGCAATGATCGCCCTCTCAATATGATAGAAACCATAATTCTTGCAGTTGCCATTGGCGTATTTGTATGCCTTTTGGTTCTTACCATTGCATTTCTTATATGGACAAATAAATGACATTTTTAGTAGCTAACATACCCCCCGTTAAATGCTTTGTGCGTAAAGAGTTTCTTTACAATCAGGAAAAAGGACACGGGGAATTAGAGCCTTGTGTTTGGATGACCGCCAAAGCTATAAAGGGTCAAGCCTTTCGCATAGAATCTATGCTGACTAATTACGGTGCGCTATACGATAAGCTGCCAATTAGTGCTTATGTATGGAAAGAAACAACAGATGTGTTGCCTTTAGATTATTTGCAAATTTGGGATTGCCTGTCATACGATATGGCGGTAATTGAAAAGTCTAACTTGCGTGGGTTAAAGGTTAAATACTTTGGTAAAGACAAACAGTTTCATTTTGGCAATTACCTGTTTACCATTGACTTTGCCGACCCTGACAGTAATCGTTTAGATACAACTTTTAGCGAAGGGGTAGAAGAACACAAGTCGTATAACTTTATTAAGTTAGATAACGGTCAATTTGCTTGCCAGCCTAATAACCGCTGTCTTTGGTACGATGTTTCGCTTGTGCCAGCCGAACTCAAAACCCCTGATTTTAAAATACCCACAGAAGTTTATAGCGTTGAAAACCATGCCAAATGGTCAGCTAAAGACGAGTGGTTCTATAACTTTGACGAGATAACACGATGAACTTCTCTGAATTTTATAGCCTATATCCCCGCAAACAGGGGCGTAGAGCTGCTGAAAAGTCATGGGATAGGTTGACCCATAACGAGCAGGAAGATGCGTTTAACGCCCTTTCTTACCACATTGAATACTGGAAGCTAAAGCAGACCGAAAAAGACTTCATTCCCCATCCTGCTACTTGGCTAAATCAAGGCCGATGGGAAGATGAGTTGGATATGGAAGTCAAAAAGGTCAAGAAACCCGAATTGCCTTGGTATTCCAGCGAAGAATTAACTAAAGCTAAAGCGCAAGAAGTTGGTTGTCAGGCTTACGCTGGCGAGGGTTGGCAGCAATGGAGAGCAAGAATCAGTCAAAAGATAAAGCAAATTGAAGAACAAGCATGAAGATTACCTTGTCGATTGGTACATAGGCGTAGCTAAAAGACGGGGCTGGGATGAAGTTGTACGGTTACTTGTACAAGAAAAAGACCAAGAACGCATGAAAATGTTAATAAAGAAAAGACTAGGAAAATGAGAGAGATAGACCCAAACAAATGTATAGACTTTATCCTTGAGAACGCAGGTAAATATGCACAAGCAAAAGGTGAATTGGCGCAACTTGAGGCGTATAAAAGTTCGCTCAAGGCAATCAAAATGGCTGAAACTAGCGAACAAACTATCGGGGCGCAGGAGCGTGAGGCTTATCGAAGCGAAGATTATCAAAATTTATGTAAAGCGATTGGAGCAGCTACGGAAAACGCAGAAAAATTAAAATGGGAATTAGAAGCTGCTAGGCTTAGACACGCTACATGGCAAACTTTAGAAGTATCAGCCCGCAACCAAGATAGAATCCTAAAATGACACAATTAAAAATAACCGAAGAATTCCTAATTCTTAAACTGCTTACTAAAATGTACGATGATGCTTTAAGGCGCAACGATTTAACCCAAATGCTAGAGATTAGCGTAGATATTGCTGAATCTGCAGAAAAGTTAGAACAGATGACTGTAGATCATATAAATGGTCACTAAGGCAGATAAACAACATTATGATCGAGTGGCGAGATTGGGGTGCATTTTGTGCAAAAGACAAGGCAATGAGGGAACACCGTGCGAAATACATCACATTAGACGAGGTGGCATACGAAGCAGCTCGCCTGTTATCGGCCTCTGTACCTATCACCATCGAGGAACAAATACCAGTATTCACGGAATGGGTAGAAAACGCTTTGAAAGGGAATACGAAGTTACAGAAGAACAATTACTCGAAGAAACATTGGAGATAATAGGTGAGTAGCTGGTTAATTATTCTTACGGGGCTTATTTATGTGTACATCGCTGGAGAGCAGTTGTTTAAAGGAGATTTTGGACTGGCTTGTATGTACGCTGGATATGCTTTTGCGAATTATGGGGCTTACTTAATTGCTACTAAGGTATAAAAAATGACTATATGGGATGCAGCAAACGATTTAGAAGAATTTTCTTACAAACTTTCTAACATACGAGATATTGTTGAACTCATTGCAGAAAGTGTGGGTGATCCGCATAGTGGTGCGCTTTGGGCAGTAAGCAGCATGATGGAAGATTTACAAAGCAAAATGTATATCCAAGCCGAAATGGTTATGGAACTACACAGAGAAGAATCAAAATTAAAGAAAGAAAAAAAGTGAGTTTTACAATCATGCAGCATGATGGCATGAAAGTTATTCAATATTTCTTTAGTATGGATGAGCTTATTAAATCAATGCTCAATAACCCTAAAGACGCTTACCACCGCAATTTATAATTCTAGTGGGTCTAAGCCTAATTCTGTCGCTACCATCTTGCAACGGGTTCTAAACGGCTTGCCGTGTTGCAGCCATTTATCGCCCTTTTGCCTGTAAAAAGACATATGTATCATTTCATGGCATAAAGTCGTTAGTACCGTGTAATAGTGGCCGCACCGTGCAGAAGATATAGTTACCGTATGTTCAAAATCATCACTCGCATACAGATAAGTACCCATTAATTCAGGATCGTCTGTAACTACAAAATTAATTTCTTCAGGCAACGGCATCTTCCACTTGCTATATGGATAGCAACACGCTAACGAAGCGTATAGATTGCTTAGTACGGCTGGCGTTAATTTCATATCTTATTTATACAACCTCTAAACTCGAACTCACCTTCTTGTTCATCCGTTACCATAATCATCTCAGGCATTAACATTCTGCCTTGGTCAAATGACAGCATTACAAAGCCGCTACGCCAGTCTTTAGGGCCATCCTCACAATACTCAAAGGTAGGTGACATTGGATCAGCAAGGCAGCCAGTTTGTACGCCCCAATAAGTGCCTTGATAGTTCGTAATTGGCTGTAAGGCTAATACATGGGTATGCCCTGTAATAATATTGGTATTGCCAGCTGCAAGCAGATTGGCATAACCCGCAGACCTGCCACCACGATGGCGGTGCTTAACTACAGTATCTTCACCAATCCAGTAAGACCAGCAAGTTTTCCATTCAGGAAAGTGGTATTTAAGGCTAAATCCATCAACACCGCTATATTCAGGCACTTTATTAACTAACCATGATTCATAACGCATATCGTGATTACCAAGAGTCCAAATTAACTCACACCCTGCTGGGCGGTGTTTAGCAATTTCGTCTAAGTGATAGCGGCAAGCGTTTAATTCTTGTAATACATTGGGCTTTTTATCGTAGTTAATACTAGGGAATCTACTAAGTATTTGCCCATCAAACGCATCACCATTGCAGATAATGACTTGCGGCTTAAACTCTTTAATCATCATCAGCAACGCTTTAAACGCTACGGTAGTTGTATCGGTAAAGTGGGCATCCGAAAACACAATGACCCGTTTAACTTTATCTACATCAATGCCCCTGCGGACATTATGTGCTGCCAATTCTCTTTTCTTTGGCTTTTCTTTCTTTTTATCACGCAATGAACCATGCGCTAGTAATTCAATACCATATCTTATTTCTAAACTGGCTTTTCTATTTGATACGGTTCTTGGATTTTGGCGAAGTTCTCTAGCTACTAAAGTTGGACTTCCTAATTTATTCCAAAGCGCAATAAATTCTTCATCTTTTTTTTTGCTTACCTTAGCCATACAAAACCCTTTATGATAAAGTTTCCCAATACTAACTTAATATCAAGAATAATCAATGACATACGCAAGAGTAGACACAAATCATAAAGAAATTGTTGCTGCATTGCGACAAGCTGGGGCTACGGTAGTATCTTTAGCCGCAATGAAACACGGTTGCCCTGACCTTTTAGTAGGATTTGCAGGTGAAACTCTGCTTATGGAGATTAAAAAAGATGCTAAAGCCAAGTTTACGCCTGACCAGCTAGACTTTATGGGTAAGTGGAAAGGCGGTGCTGTAAGCCGTGTGGATAGCGTAGATGCTGCAATAAGAGCGTTAGGAATTATTCAAAAAGTGTTATAAAATAAAGCAAAAGGAGCTTTTTCATGGAAAACTGTGCATTATTTGTAGCTACATTACTACATTCTGCGACCAATACGCATTTCTTTCATTGGTCTACTGACAGCTTTTCTAAGCACAGCGCACTTGCTGAATACTATGACGGCATCGTAGATTTAACCGATACTTTTGCCGAATCCTATATGGGCAAATACGGTAAGTTCACCACCTTCCCAAGCGTGTACCACCAGCCTAAAGACCCAGTACGCTACATGGAATCCTTGCAAAAGTTTGTGGCAGAAGCCCGTCAAGACTTGCCGCAAGACAGCGAATTACAAAACATCATTGATGAGATCGCAGACCTTATCAACACCACGACTTATAAACTCAAGTTCTTGAAATAAAAGGATATTTATGCCGCTCATCAAATCAGGATCAGCCGAAGCAGTCGGTAAAAACATCAAGACCGAGATGAAAGCTGGCAAACCTAAGAAACAAGCCGTAGCCATTGCACTCAGCGTTGAGCGTGAAAACGCCAAAGGTGACCGCAAAGCCAAGCTAGAAGATGCCTACGCTAAGTACATTGAAGAAAAAGCATGAGTAGAAGGGATGACATTCGTGCCGCAGTAGAAAAGTACGATAAGCCCATTGCCAAGACAACTAAGGGCAAAGGGCGTCATTACCAATCGGTAGAAGAAGGCGCAGGTATGACAGCAGCAGGGCGCAAAGCATACAACGCCAAGAACAATAGTAATTTACAAGCACCTCAGTCTAGTGGGCCAAGGCACGATAGTTTCTGTGCTAGGTCAGCAGGATGGACAGGGGAACGGGGCAAAGCAGCTAGAGCAAGGTGGAAATGTTAATGAGCGGATTATACGAAAATATCCATAAAAAGAGAGCTAGGATCAAGGCGGGATCAGGCGAAAAGATGGCTACAAAGGCTTCTGAAGGCAGACCTAGCGCACAAGACTTTAAAGATGCTGCTAAGACTGCCAAGCCTACACGCAGGGAAATGATTGCTTCAAAGATGAAGGATATGTAATGACACCAATTACCCCTATGAGCCGCAAGTACAAAAAAGAAGATGCCATGCTTAGACCCGAGCATCAATCTACATTAGAGAAGAATCAGGCTGATCGTATTGCCCGTAGAAAGCTAATCGCTAACAAATTGAAAGACCTAGATAAAGAGGTCAAATAGTAGTAGAATTAAGCATCATTAACTAACTACTTGGTTAAATATGCAAATAAAAGAAGTCGCTGTAGATAGGCTAATCCCTTACGCAAAGAACAGCAGAACCCACAGCCCTGAACAAGTAGGCCAAATTGCCGCCAGCATTAAAGAATTTGGCTTTAGAAACCCTATATTGGTAGACGGGGTAGGCATTATTGCTGGTCACGGAAGGTTAATGGCCGCCCAAAAGTTAGGCTTAGATAAAGTACCCACCATTGATTGCTCAGATATGACTGAAAGCCAAAAAAAGGCTTATATCATCGCTGACAATAAGCTGGCACTAAACGCAGGGTGGGACACATCCATGCTTACCGTTGAAATACAAGATTTAGAAGACGAAGGCTTTGATTTAACCTTATTAGGGTTTGACGATAAAGAGTTAAATGCCTTGTTACAGCCTGAAGTAGTAGAAGGTCTTACCGATGAAGATTCAGTACCTGATATTCCAAAAGAGCCTACAACTAAACTAGGTGATATATATATTCTTGGAAATCATAGACTTATGTGCGGTGATAGCACTAGCACAGATGCGGTGGATAAGTTAATGGAGTTTGGTAAAGCCGATATGGTGTTTACTGACCCGCCCTATAACATGGACTTTACTGGCGGTATTCACGCTGACGGCTCTAAAAGTTTTAACGCCAAACACGGTGGTATTAAAAATGACAAAATGACCAAAACCGAGGCAGAAAACTTTTTTGACGCTATTAACTCTATTATTTACGCTTATTGCGTAGGTGCGTTTTATATTACTTTCTACAGGTTAGGTATAGGTGAATACTGGAAATCGCTTGAAAGAACCAATTTAAAGGTTAGAAGCCTAATTATTTGGGATAAAGGCAACCACACCTTAAGTAACAGCGATTACATGAGTAAATACGAGCCTATCTTTTATGGCTGGACAGGCGATAACCATAATTTTTATGGCGGCAACAACGGCATGGACATATGGGACATAAAAAGAACGGCTAAAAACGACCTGCACCCTACTATGAAGCCAGTAGAACTTATTGAAAAAGCCTTAGAAGATGCAAGTAAATCAGGCAATACAGTATTAGACCTTTTTGGTGGGTCAGGCTCTACTATGATTGCTTGCGAAAAACTAGGCAGAAAATCCCGTTTAATGGAATTAGACCCTAAATACTGCGATGTAATAGTTAAGCGTTGGGAAGACTTTACTGGCAAAAAAGCCGTGCTTTCGGAGTTATAAAATGGCACAAGGAAAACAACATATACCGACAGAAGCTACAAAAGAGCAAGTTAAACGCCTTTCTGCGCTAGGTTGCCCCCATGAGGACATAGCCACAAGGCTAAAGATTAGTGCTGATACCTTGGTTAAGTATTACAAGGATGAATTAGACGAAGGGCGAATAGACGCCAATGCTGCCATTGCAGGTACATTGTTTAGCCAAGCCAAAAAGGGTAATACGGCTGCCGCTATCTTTTGGCTAAAGACACGGGCAAGATGGAAAGAAACGCAGGTTAATGAAGTTACTGGTGCTAATGGCAGCGATTTAAGAATCTCATGGGCTGATGAGTAGGGATATAAAGCTCAAATACCGCCCTAGAAGCGTTTTTGAGGACTTTCACAGCCGTAAGGAACGCTGGGCAGTAATCGTGGCACACAGGCGTTGTGGCAAGACCGTAGCGTGTATTAACGACCTAATCGTCAAAGCCCTGTTAGAAAACAAGCCACACGCCCAATATGCCTACATTGCGCCTTTTTACAGTCAAGCTAAATCTGTGGCTTGGCGGTACTTGGAACGCTTTTCTGAGCCTGTTATGACAAAAGCCAACCAGTCAGAACTATGGGTAGAACTGGTCAATGGCGCACGAATTAGGCTATTTGGTGCAGATAACCCTGATGCACTCCGAGGCAACTTCCTAGATGGCGTAGTGATGGACGAAATGGCGGATATGAAGCCTAGCGTATGGGGTGAGATTATTCGTCCCTTATTAGCAGACCGCCTCGGCTGGGCCACTTTTATTGGCACACCGAAAGGGCATAACGCCTTCTACGATATATATAATGAAGCCACAAAAAAGCCCAATTGGTATGTAAAAGTGTTACGGGCAGACCAAACAAACCTGCTGGCGCAGTCAGAACTAGACGATGCCAAGGCCACAATGTCAGACAACCAGTACGAGCAAGAGTTCCTATGCTCATTTGAAGCTGCTATCCTTGGTGCGTTCTACGGTCAAGAAATGCGTAGAATCACGGACTTGGAGCGTATTACTACCGTAGACTACGATCCTATGTTCCCTTGCCATACTGCTTGGGACTTAGGATTTAACGATTCAACCGCTATTTGGTGGTTTCAGGTGGTTTATGGGGAGATACGGGTACTCGATCACCACTCCAGCAACGGTCAATCCATACCGTTTTACACCATGCTGCTAGACCAAAAAGAAGATGAGTTTGGGTACAAATATGGCTATCATTACTTGCCCCATGACGCTAGGGCTAAAACCTTGGCAAGTGGTGGAAAGAGCATAATTGAGCAGATTTCTGCAAAAATTGACATAAAACATCTAAAAATCGTACCAAATCTGTCAATTCAAGACGGAATACAGGCTACAAGGCTTGCATTAAATCGGGCTTGGTTTGATAATAGATGCGAAGAAGGTATTGAATGTTTACGTCAATATCAAAGGGAATGGAATGATGATAAAAAATGCTTTAATGACCGCCCGAAACACGATTTCACAAGCCATTCAGCGGATGCGTTCCGCTATCTCAGCATTGTATGGAAAGACGAAGATAGCCCTATTTTGTCAGATTCAAGACCTAAAGGCCTTCATGTCGGGCAAACGGATGTAACACTAGACGAAATGTGGAAACAAACCCCCAAAGTAATTAACAGGAGAATTTAAGATGACAACAGCAGCCGCAACCTACGCATTACCTCATGAACATGTAGGAGCTTCAGCAACAGAACAAGTATTAGGTACAACAGGTGCAATTGGCGATTATTTACATCGCTTAGTTATTACTGTAGGGACTGCTGCAACTAGCCAAGTAACCATTAATGATGGTGCTTTTTCCCATATTCTTGTTCGGCCAAACACCCCAATTGGCGTTTATTCCATTGAAATGAACACTATTACCGAAGCTGGCCCTTGGAAGATTACTACTGCCGCAGGTGTAGAAGTCATAGCAGTAGGTAACTTTACCTAAGGATTAACATGGATCATACATACGAAGATTGGTATAACTGCATTGCCCAGTACGAGCGTACATTCAAGGAATGGGAAGGCAGAGCCGATAAGATCGTCAAGCGATACCGTGACGAATCACGCAGCCGCAACAATCCAACCGCTAAATTCAATATTCTGTGGAGCAATGTACAGACCATTACTCCTGCTGTATTTGCTCGTTTACCAAGACCCGATGTAAGCCGTAGATTCCGTGATAACGACCCAATAGGCCGTGTAGCTTCTATGATGCTAGAACGTGCTTTAGAGTATGAAATTGAACATTACGGGGACTATTCCAGCGCAATGAAGCAAACCGTGCAAGACCGCTTACTAGGTGGGCGCGGCACTGCTTGGGTACGGTATGAACCCCATATTGTTGGCCAACAGGCTGGCATGGGTGAAGGTGCGCCTGATGATGGCTTTCAAGTAACAGAAGATACAGACGAAGCCGAAACTGAAGGCGGTATTTACCGTGAAGACCAAGAGCGCATAGAGTACGAATGCGCCCCAGTTGATTATGTTTACTGGCGTGACTTTGGCATGACTGTAGCCCGTACATGGGAAGAAGTAACCGCAGTATGGCGCAAAGTGTATATGGAACGAGCAGCCCTTGTTGAACGCTTTGGTGAGGAACTAGGCGGTAAGATTCCGCTTGATACCAAGCCTGAAACATCCAAAGCATTTAACGAAAAGATGGGCGAAATGGCACGGGAAGCCCTGATCTATGAAATTTGGGATAAAGCCACAGGTCAAGTAATTTGGCTATCTAAGTCAATGGGTAAGATTTTGGATACCCGTGACGATCCGCTACAACTGGAGAACTTTTGGCCTTGCCCAAAACCCATGTTCGCTACCCTGACAACAGACAGCTTGATTCCTGTACCTGACTTTGTACTGTACCAAGACCAAGCAAGGCAGTTAGATACGCTGGCAGACCGTATTGATGGCTTTATTCAAGCCCTTAAAGTACGGGGTGTTTATGATGCGGCAGAGCCAAGCCTTGCCCGTTTGTTTACCGAAGGCGAAAACAACGCTTTGCTACCAGTTAAGAATTACGGTGCATTTAGCGAAAAAGGTGGACTTGCAGGGGCTATTAACCTTGTGGACATTAAACCGATTGCCGAAGGCTTAAACATGGCTTATCAGGCTATGGAACAAGTCAAAGGTCAAATCTACGAGATCATGGGCATTGCTGATATTCAGCGTGGGCAGACTGATCCGAACGAAACGCTTGGCGCACAGATTATTAAGTCAAACAACGCTTCAGGGCGTTTAAAGACCATGCAGCACGAAGTAGTGAACTTTGCTACTACCCTTTTGCAGATCAAAGCACAGATCATTTGCAACCACTTTACCGATGACACCATCCTCAAGATTAGTGGTGCAATGCAACTAAGCCCACAAGATCAGCAATTGATCCCCCAAGCCTTGATGCTGTTGAAAGATGAACCTGCTAAGAATTTCCGTATTGAAGTAACTACGGATTCCATGATTTATCAGGATGAGCAGCAAGAAAAGCAAGACCGCATGGAGTTCTTGAGTGCAGTTAGCGGATTCCTAAGTCAAGCCGTACCTGCCGCACAAGCCACACCTGAACTTACACCAATGCTAGTAGAGATGCTCAAGTTTGGCGTAACCGCATTTAAGGCTGGTAAAGGCTTAGAAGGATTGATTGACGAAACAGCAGATAAGTTCCGTCAGCAAGCCAAGGCAGCAGAAGGTCAACCAAAGCCACCATCACCTGAACAGCAGAAGATGGAAATGCAAATGCAGATGGAACAAGCCAAGATGCAAGCCCAAGCACAAGCTAAACAGGCTGAAATGCAGATGGAAATGCAAATGGAGCAACAAAAGATGCAGATGCAGATGG